ATCACCTGTGTTTTGATAAACTCCCTTCGTGTTTTGTCCTACATTGCTTTTGTGTTCTCCAGTATTTTGGTTAGTTATATCGTAATAATCTGTTCCTGCTAAATAAACGGTAAACCCATCTAAAGGAAGTGTTTGACCTGTCTTTTCAGCCATATCCCAAACTTCAGGGTCATTTCCTGCTCCTTCACTTATTCCTCCCCAAACTGTTGTTGAAGTTGAAGTTCCTCCACCTGAACCATCTCCAAAATCATCTGGATTACCATCTTTTCTTATGGCTTGGTTTTTTGATGGGGAGCGTGATTGAGAATCGTCATCTGGCAGATTACCATTAAACATTGCTCTAATCATAAGTATTCCACTTACACTATGAGTTGGTGGTTTTACCCTTGATTCTACATCGTCATATTCTACATCTATATTTGCGTCAATACAAGTAGGGTCTTGTTGTTCTAAATTGTTTGCGTAGAATAATCTATTCTTTACTGCATCTTGTGTTTTAGATAGAATTGGTACGTTATGGTATTGTCTTATAAATGCTTCTTGGTCAACTTCGTTATATTTAAAGTTATTATAGAAGTCAAAATGTGTTTCAGATATATCAACAAATTCATATTGTTCTAATGAAGTTATTTTTTTCCATAATCCAAGCTCTCCTTCTTTTACAAACAGGTCTATTCGTTTTAAAGTTTGAAGATCTTTAAGGATAAATAATTCTGGATACACATCTAACTTTATTTCAATATAGTTATTTATAATATCTTCAGCGAAGTACTCACAAGTGAATGGATTGTATATATTTGGTGAGTATGGTGATACCACTGTTTTTTCATTATCATCATACACGTATGATGTGGCAAATTGGAATACTTTTTCTTTAACGAAGTTTCTTTCAAAAGTGTCGTTAGACTTTAATTCAGCAGTTGGATTGCAGTGTGGAGGATGTTTGATTACATCAATAGTTCTCTCAATATATCCTTGGTAATGGTTTTGAGGTAATACCATTGTATTCTTTACTCCGTTTTGATCTAATGACCACATAGAATAGAAGTCTGAACTATTTATTGTTATCTTAACAAATTCTCCACAAGCTGTAGCATTCCATTCTGTTGGCACTCCATTTAGAGATGTTATTGCATTAAATTGATTTGCAACATCTTTTGCCAATTCTTTTTTATTATCTATTAGCGATTGGTCTAATACTATTTCAATTTGACCAAGAAATGATGAAGTATCGTATCTTTTAGTTTTAATTTCAAAATCTATGCCTCTGGAAGAATTAAATCCAGCTACAGGCTCGATGTATTTATCTCCAAGATAGTAATGGAATACTTGTCTAAATGATTCTTTGTCAACATCTGCTTTAGAGATATTTATTTTTCTTTGAGGGTTTGCACTGTTTGCCCAATACAATAGTCCATCAATAATATTTATATCATTAATTAAGTCTTCTTCTGTGAATGCCAGTAATGGATCTATAACTAGAGCTCTGATTTCTCTTATTCCAGATTCAAACACATAAACACCATGGTCTCCTAAACTATTAAACATAAAGAAATAGTTTGATCCTGAAGGTTGGTCTCCTTCACTTCCAATACATACGTTTCTTCCTTGTGGAAAGTCGTAAGATATCTCTGTTGTTCCTTTAATATTTTCTAATCCACCAACATTACTATCTTCAGAAGATCCTGAGCGTAGGTTTACTATAAATCTGGATTCATTAGACTCTATAAGACTAGACTCATCATCTCTGTTCATACCGTTGTTAGGGATTCTCAGTTCAAAGTTTTGTGGCATGGGAATTATCTTTTAGGTGTTTGACTATAAGAAGCTCTTGTAAAGTCTAAATATTCTTCTACAGTGAAATCAAGAGTTAATCTTCTTACGATTTCATATTCATCGATATAGCGTTGTCTAAGCCTTTCTTTTTCGCTTTGAGCCACTTTATCTTTATGTTCTCTTAGTTGCCAGTGAACATATCTAATTAGAGCTGGAATATATATTCTTGATATAACAGTTGATCCATCTCCAGATATTCCAGAACTTTTGTATTCTAAAAGAACTTCGTCCAAGCTTATTTCACTATTAAATACAATTTTTCTTCTAGCTTCATCTATTCTATAGAATCCTGCTTCGTTTTGCATTCCTCTTCCTCCATACAGTTCTCCAACGAATTGACCGTTTCTGTAATGAGGTGTGTAGAAGTATCCGTTATATGGTAATGATGCTTGAGATAATCCTATTGGTGATTCAGAACATGAATCTATATTATCATTTACTCCATTTCCACAATCATCAGTTTTCCTAACCATCATTAAATCTTCATTTAATGTTAGTGTATGTGCTACTCCGTTTTTATTATATCCAATTTTTGTATATAAGATATAATCATCGGGAAGGTCTGCTGTTTTTGTTTGTTGATGTACTGGTAGGTAAGCTACTTTTACAGATTGTATAGTAGCAAGATTTAATGCCGTAAATCCATCAATAGCGTATTGAAGCATCTTCTTATAATGTCTCATACTATTGTCATCTCTGTCCATAAGGACTCTATGTACAATGTAATCTAATGTTACGATTCCTTTAGTATCCATTATCCTGTAGGTATGTTAGGGTTATTGTCGTTATATTTATCTTGAGTAGTGTTCTTTGATGATTGAAGTAGTTGAGTTATCATTTGAATAAAATCAAACTCAAGGTCTCCGGGAACAGGTATCGGGTCATCTCCTGATAAATGTGATATTCCAGCTATCATTCTAATTATTACCTGATCTACAGCTATACCTATATTTCTATAATAAAGTTTAGTTCCTTGAACTCTAACTTCTGTTTTTGTATTTAAGTAGTGAACATCTAGTATTGAAAATACATCATCACTACCATTTCCGTTTATTGCAAAAGCGTTATCAAGATTTTTTAATTCAGAAACTCTCACTAGTCCTCTATCATCTTTTAATGATATTAACTGAGCTGGCAAATTACTATACTTCTCTCCTGTGATTGAATCTACTTCAACTGTTATTGGATTAGGATGTGAATCATTTGGGAATTGAGTTATAAACTCTCCGTTTATGATATATCCATTACTATCGTTATCCTTGAACATTGAAGCTTTTAAGACTTTACCAATAGCTATATCTGCAGCTTTCCATATAATTGTAGGATGTAATTTTCCTGATAATGTCGGGTCTCCCCCCATTTCTACATCTCTAATGAAGTCTGATAAATTGTTTTTAGTGATTGCCATTTTTATACTCCTTTAGTTTTGTATTGGTCAACATACCCTGATAATTCTCCATCTCTCAAATTTATAGATAAATATCCTAAAACAAGCTTTGCTACGTCTGTAAATAATATATAATTCCAATCGAAGTCCGTACTTGATGTGGAATCATACTTTTCAACTCCACCTACTATAGTGTATCCCCAGATAGGTTTGTTTGGTTCTCTTAAATAGCTAAATTCTACAGTATTTATATCTCTTGGTTCTATTCTTATTCTATCTTTTAGAAAATTACAAACAGGAAAGTCTTTAGATGGAGTTTTTATGCTGTTGTCAACCCTCTCATTCCACTTGTCATCATCAATCCTTTCAACTGTCTTTCTTGATACTAAAGGTGGAGTTCCACAACATTGGTTAGCTATCTTTATGAATGCAATATCTGTTACGTGAATATAATCATCTGGTAAAATCATTTCACCTAAAGAATCTACAGGAATACTCTCTATCTCTTTACATGATCTTAAATCATCCTTCATTTTTTGTGTTACTTCATACCCCATTTTGGGTAATGGCATTGCAGGAGTGTACTCCTCTGGTAATCCATACCTTAGTTGAAAAGATCCACATTTGCAGCTTGAAAAGCTAAGTTGAGTTGAGGTATAGAATATGCCGTTCCGGATTGTTCTTTATTAGCAATAAAATCTATAAATCCTTTTATTTCGTTTACGTTAATCATTGTTAATTATAGTTAAAATATTTCTTACCTCCTACTCTTACACCTAAAAAGTATATTACTGCCCAGCACTGATAATAAACTCTCTTAAACCATCCTTTTATTCTAAACGTATCCTTAAGTGTCATTATTAAAAACTTTCCGTCACATTCAAATCTTCTAGCTTCATCACCTCCTATCCCATAGGATATATCATGCTTATTGCATGATGCTTCAAAGAATTTACCGTAAGGTAGTCTAATCCAACTTCCATCTCCTCCACATCCATTCATATTAATAGTTATTAGTTATGTAAGTATCTATTTCTGTTTGTAAATAGTCCTTCATTGTTTGGTCGTATAATCCAGACAAAATAAGGGAAGGGTTAATACTTGTTGCTGTTAACCAACTACCAATAATTAACTCATCTGTTAACTGCTTTAAGTGAAACTCTAAAGCAATAACATCTTCTGGAGGGTTTGTACCAGACATAACGGTTAGCACTTGATGAGCTCTGAACTTTTCAAAAAAGTATTGCCCATCCTCTTCTCTTTGTGCGTATTTCCCTATAATAAGAGGGATAAGCTCTTCCGGACTTACTATTTCAGTATATCCAGTTGGCTTTTCATTTTCAAAAGCTAATGCGTTTCCTGTCTCAGAATCTTCTCTATAAAACTTTCTCATAACTAACCTATTCTATTAAATGGTCTCCATCTTAAACTTGTATGGTCATACCAAAACCAAGCTGTTTCATTTGGCTTTAATGACTTTTGTGCACCATCTCTCATTAGCAATCTGTTTACTGCTAAACTTCCTCCAGATTCGTGAGCAAACCTAATGTCTAATCCTGAAGCGTTTATATTGTTAAGCCCTACAATTCTATTCTCTCCTGCTGGTGGAGCTTGAAGTCCACTAATAATTCTATTGTTAATGTCAACATCTTGCCTGAAAAGGTCGGCTATAAGCCAGTCTGTTGGAGCATAATCACTTGCTGTAGCAGTAAGTGTTGATGGGGTTCTTATCCGAGCTGTCTCTATAGATGTAAAGAATGGAAAAGGTCTTTCTGAAATAGGCTGTTTAATGTTAGCGTCTAACGAACCGTATCCATTAGCAATACCTTTATTAGCTAAATCTTCCTTTGCATCAATTTGAGCTTGAGCCTTTCTAAATGCTTCGAATACTGAATCCGTAGCAGCTATTGCTACATTTGCTCCAACTGTGTACCCTACCATCAATACTGCTAAAGTAGCACTGGCGAAATCCGATATTGTAGCTGCAATCTGTGTTCCGGTATGATTAGTTCTGTCTAATAGAACTGCATCTGTGCTATTTGCCGTTGCTCCTGTCTCAATTCCAGAAAGCTTTGCTTTTTCTGTAGGTGTGATAGAATCTGCGACTGTAGCGAATACATTAGATGATGAAGGATTATTAGCTCCTTGTATTGCTTCTAATTCATCTTTTGTTAGTTCATATACAGGAATTGTCTCAATGATAGTTTTAATAGCGACTATTAGATCTTTTACTGAAGACTCTTTGGGATAAAGATAGTTTGAAGGGTGAGAAAGTACTATATTCTGGTCAGTTATCAAATCTTTCAATCCAACAAGACCATCATTATTAGAAAATGTCTCAACATTTACACGAGCATAGAAGTTAGTCTGATTACCAGATTTAACTCCTATTTGTGTTCCAGCCTCTATTATTTCAATTTTATCACTCATTTATGTTCTAGTATAAGAAACCGTTACATTAAGCTTTCCACCGGGAGTAGTTTTTGATGTTTCAAACCACATACTTTCTCCTGTTTCAAATGTGTTCTCTGCTGTTGGTGTAGATGTAGCACTATTGTTTATTGGAGTATTTGCAGGAATATCAATAGTTCCGCTTGTCATTATTGTTCCTGCATCATTTTTTGGTATTAATGTTGCGTCATCTGTAGCAGATATATCTTTAGATATAGATGCGTAAATATTAAGTATAGTACAATCTATAGGTATCCTAACTCTTGTTATTCCTTGCTCTCCTGTTTCAAAACTTACTACGGTTGTAAAAAAGTCTATTTTAGCCTCTGCAGATAATTTATCTACTGTTACAGCTTCATTAACTATTTTGTCAGTAGTTATTGAGTTATCTACTATTTTATCAGTTGTTACTGCATCATTGACAATCTTATCTGTAGTGATAGCATCATTAACTATTTTACTAGTTGTAATAGCATCGTTAATTACTTTGTCAGTTGTTACAGCATCGTTAATAATTTTATCAGTTGTAATGGCATCGTTAATGATTTTATCAGTTGTAATGGCATCGTTAATGATTTTATCAGTTGTTACTGAATTGTCTGCTAACTCTGTAGTTCCTATAGATAAAGCCCCTACAACTATAGGATTCCTAGCTATTTCTTTAAATACCAATCCATCTGTAGGGTCATCAACATATCTCAAGGATATCATTTGATCTGAATCTGACATAATAAATGTAGTAGGATTAATTTTTATATTCCCACTAGAAATAGAAGCATCTCTAACTGTAATAGTAAATGCACTATTGTTTACAATTCTTATTTCATCATTTATTGAAAAACTTCCTTGTACTACATCTAAATTAGTGTTTCCTGCAGCGTCTACATTGAAATAAGTTAAGTTTGATATTCTCTTAATGTCTAATAGCGAAGATTCAGATATTGTTTGGCTATGAGTTATTATTTGAGATTGAATACCTCTCATTATAACATCATCCGTAATTTCCAAAACATCCGGGGATGATATGTCTGAGTAAGCTGCATCTTCAGATGCGTGTAAGAAATATCTAGCTCCATTAATCGTACTATATATTTCGCCTCCATCGCTACCTCCATCTATATTTACTGAAGTCCATGTATTTCCTATTAAAGAAGGGTTTACAGAGATAACATGACCATTAACAGAAGATCCTGCCGAAGGTGGTGCTAGTAAAATAACTTTAGTTCCAGAAGCAACTGCGTTGTAAATAACTCCAGAAGAAGGAATTGTTATATTAATTTCATTTGCTAGTAAAATAGCTGCAGCCTCTTCCTGACCAGATAATACTGCTACAGGATTAGTTATCTGATCTATACCATCTATCTTGAAAGGAGATATATTATCGTTAGATGCTAAAGTGTTGAAGTCAAAACTACCAACAGCACCAATACTTGATGATACTGGAGCTCTATTTAGAGCATTGTACTTTATTTCTCCGACTCCATTACTATTGTTTTTAGTTCCGGGATTAATGAATGTAGTCCCATCATTTTCTGTGATATACAAAAGTCCTACTGAGTTTCCTAAAGATCCTATTGTTGTTGCCATTTTTTTTATGCGTTAATTATTACTGATATGCTTATCTTATCAAAATCTCTATATAATTCAGAACCAGAAGAAGAAAATGTGTTATTGAATCTTTTTATATTAAAATATATTCTATTTCTTACTATGTCTATTTCTGCTATTTCAGATGTGAAAGATCTTGGGTCTTTACATGGGTCTATTACAGATCCAATAGCTGTTACTTCTACAATCTGCATTAATGGCTTTGGCTTTTTCCCATCTTCAGTATTGTGATAATTTTCAAGATAAAAGCAATTAGAACTACCTATCCAAGAAGCTAGTGACGCATCGTTATCATTAACGATGCTTGGTTCTATTATATTTAAACCAGAAATAGTACTCCATCCACTTCTGAATGACATACTAGGAACTACAGACTTATCAGAAAGGTCTATATCAATTATTCCTGAAAATATAGATAGAGATGTGGTGCTAACTGAAAGGTTATAAGTCTTTACGTATCCGTTAATAGCAGCTGCTATCGTTACAGATCCATCTATACTTGTTAAATTTGTTTCAGTTAATGCCGTTATCTTTTCCCATATTACATTGTCAAAACATACTGTATAAGTTGTTTCGTCTCCATCCGTAGCTGAAGTTACTGATAATGCACTATTTGTGTTGCATACACCTACAACATAAGTACCTCCATTGCCACCTCCACCGGAAGAATGTATTAAAGTAGGTGTGTCACTATCACTACATTCGCAATCAGGTTGTGAACCTGTAAATTTCAATACTTCTTGATAATACGATTCTGCTAAATCAAAATTACCACATTGTATATTTGAAGTGTACATAAAAGCGTTTATCATTGCAGGAACAACTTGTTGTTGCTGTATTGCTACAGCATCAATTGGATTGTATTGTAATGCGTCAGAATATCTTTTAGTTAATGACCTCATATTGCATTGTAAGTTGCAAATATTTATATCATCTTTAATGTCTTTTTCACTATTACCTGTAACAGTTACCTCAATTATGTGTTGACTAAATGAGTCTGAAGCAGAATATGTTAATGTAAGTATATTTGTAACCTTACCAGTCCAAGTCTTAGTTGTTATGGGGCTATATATGTTTGTTATTGTTGAAACAGTTGATACTGGATAATCAGTAGCATCCAATCCTGCTGGTGGATGTATCTCATGAGTTCTAGTACTAGACGTTAACTGTATAGGATATGATGTGTTATCAGTACTTGTCAATTTAGAATCTATAAGATTTACAGATATCCCTACTTTTACATCAATTGCTTCGTAACAATAATTGTATGTAAAGCTTTTTGTGTAAGAAACTGGTCTTGGAACTGCATCAGATATTGCAATTGAATAATCTACAGTATAAACACCCTTAAGTACATCTCCATTTGAATCAGTTGGTAGAACTATTGTGTCAATATAATCTTGAACACTTAGGTCTATATCAAATGCCGGAAGTGTAGTGATGTGAAAAACTGTTCCAATAGGACTTGTTATAACGAAAGCTCCTGTAACATCTGCTGGGTCTACACCTTCTGAAGCCCAATCAGTTGTATCGGTTAATTTTATAATCTCATTAGGAGTGGTATTGAGCTGAAACCTAGTTTCAAGGTTCATCTTATCTATGATTGCCATGTCTCATCTTTTAGGGAAATAAATATTATTCAAAGATATAAAAAAAACCCTAACATTTCTGTTAGGGTTTTAAATTATTGTAAAAGAAAGGATTACTATTTTTCACCTACCTTTTCTTTACCATCTTTTTTACCATCTTTTTTTCCTTCAGTATCAACGCTTTTACTTCCTTTGTTCGCTAATTCTAATTGAAGTTTAAGATTTTCATTTTCTGCTAATAATAATCTTGTTTTTTCAGCATCAGCACTTTCAGATTTCTCTTTCAATGGTTGAATTTTACCTGTTTCTAACTCCATTATTTTTGCGTAGGTATCTTCAGTGTCAATGTTTTTTAACCATGACATAAGAGCTTCCATTTCATTCTCAGTTTGCCTAACTGGTGCGATAGTAACTGTTTTCTTGGTGCTTTCATTAACTAATTCCCACTTTCTTTTCAGAGCATTGTATTTGATAATACCTTTATCAGCTGCTTTCTGTAGGTTGGCTCTCATTTTAACTTCTTTTCCAACACCTTTGAATGATAGGAATTTTTGAGGGTTTGTTTTACAGTAGTCTTCAATACTTGTTTGCACTAATGCAAGTTTCATATCATCAACTGAGGGTACTCTTAATGCTCTTCCGATAGTTCTTAGGTCTTCTTCACCTAATCTATGTTCTGGATCGTAGATTAATTTCTTCATTTGTGCTGTTGCAGATTCAGATTCTACTCTTTCTTTAGCTTCAGCATTTTTATCTTCTAAATAAAATATAGGTCTTTTTTTACCATCTCCATATTTATTCTTAGCTCTCCTTGGGTGATTCATTAATAAAATGAATAAATCAAAGTTTTGGAAAACACCATGCTCATCTACTAGATTTACAACAAGGTCTCCTCTACTTGAAAAAGTAAGTAGTCCGGGAGAAAATTCATCAATAACAACGTTACCAATTGATTTCTTTTTAGTGGTTGTGTAGTATAGAAATTCCTGCGTATTACCATCCTCATCTTGAGTAGCAAACTGTGGTGGAAAACTATAACTTCTTGGTTGTTTTTTCTTGCCATCGTGAATACTGTTTACCAGTTTAAACACAACTTGTTTCTTATTTTTTATTAGGTCATACTCTTTAGGAAATTTTGTTTTCATTTCCTTTGTTACATTCTCATTATCCTTTCTTAACATATCAGATGTTTTTAAGATATTAGTAAATATAAGGGGCTTTCGTTGTGAAAGCCCCTTATTTATTAGGTTTATTCTAAGCTATTACGGCTTTAAAAGAATAGTTTGGTTTCCAACCATGTTATGCGAACCGATGTGAGCTCTTAAAAAGAGATTCTTACTATCGTTTTGCGTAACTTTTCTTCCTTCTCCAGCACCAGAAACATCCCAAACTTCAGTAAATCTACTATAGCTTCCTAGTTGCTTGTATCTCATACCAATTGTAGGTAATTTTTCAGATCTACCATTACTATCTAAAGCTTTATTCATTCCTAAAGGCATAAACATTGCTTGAGACGAATAGTTGTACCCTGAAGCACCATACGTTTTAGCGTTTGAGAAAGATGGCATACGTTTGAAACCGTAGTTTCTACCAGACTTCTTCAACATATCGAATCCAATGTCGATTTTTTTCTTTCCACCAGTGATTTCACTTGTAAAAGAAATGTTTGTGTCTTTGTTGTAATCAACGAAAGTATCATCAAACTCATCATGGATATCTATACCTAAGAAACCACAATAGTTGTCAGGAGAAACCTCCTTATCAGCAATCTTGTTGATTTCGTTAAATTTAGATACTGTAAAAGAACCCGGTGTATAGTTTACAGGATTTCCTGTATTCTCTACATAAGTGTATGTTCCTTCAGTTGTCTTGTGTTGAGCACCTGTTTCAGGATCAGTTGTATTCGGGTTGTCATTTCTAACTCCGAATAAACAAGCTCCTTCCATTTCTAATGCTAAACGGTATTCAGCATCTTCTTGTCCTTTGATGTAGTAAGCAGAGATTGCTTTACCATCTTCACCAGCGTAACCTACTCTGTTGAACCAGTTCTCATCAGTCATGTTAGTTCCTGTAACACTTAAAGTTTCTTTAATGATCTGTAAATCATTATCATACTTACGTGTTCCTGAGAATCTACCTTCTGGCTGATTAGTCCCTTCATCAGAAGAGTTAGATGTGATAGCCATCTCATCCGCTGCTACAACTGTAGCTACTTTAGAAACGTCAAAAGGAGAAACTGTTACTACTGGAGCTCCCGGTGTAGATACATCGATATCCTTAACGTAAACTCTTACGTCATTTTGTAATAACAAGTGATCTTTCTCTCTTAAGTAAAATCTGTTACTTCCATCTAAGTTAGCTGGAGACATTGTAAATGTCGTATCTGCTCCTGCAGCACCAACTACGATTGGAGCAATTGCACCAACTGTTTCGTGAATCCAATCATCTTCATAGTGACTGTAAGTTTCATTAGATGAAGCTACTTTGAACCCTAAAGATGTCAACATTGTGAAATACTCGGCTTTTTGATTACCGTGAGATTTCATTAATGTTGCCCAAACTTCTGGTTTTAAAATATCAAATGATGTAGCAATTTCATTTGTATATACTGAATTAACAGCTGCATTTCCTGTTGCCATTGTAATTATGTATTAGTTAAATTTTAAATTAATTTTAACCAATTTATTTCCTTTTATTATAGTCCCATAACCTTTCTCATCGCTTCTTCTGCTGTTGGAAGTGCATCACCTTGTTGTGGTATTGCGTCTCCTCTAGCTATAACCGATGGGTTGTTCGATTCTCTAAAGTTTTTCTCATTAGTAGAGTTGGCAATTGCATTTCCGTAAGACTTAACAATTTTTGCTAAGTTGTCACTTTGATACTGTAGCTTAATCATATTCTTAGCAAGCTCTGGGTTTTCTCCAGCACTTGATCCAGATGTGAATAATGCTTCATCAACCTTGTCTGCTAATTCACTTAGATACGTATCGTCTGCGTCAAATTCGTATCTAAAACCTTTTCCATCACCTAAGTCGATAACGATTCCGTCATTTTTGAGAGAGTCTAATGCTGTATCAATTACAGGACTCCAATCATTCATCCTTGTTTCGTTTGCCTGTTGACTTGCGACTTCGTTTCCTTGCTGGATTTCAGCTTGTCTACCTTGCCATTCCTCTTCAGAGATACCTCTTCGGTCTGCTGTTAAGTCTTCAGCTTGTAAATCCCTTATCTGTTTTGATGCTTCATTGGAATCGATTATCGCTTGTGCGTTTTCGTCTCCATTATCACCATCTTCAAGATCATACTTATTAAGTATATACTCTTTAGCTTTCGCTTGAGATAAATTAGGGTTGTTCCAAGTTGTCTGAGTTACAAGTTTTTCAACTGTAGTCATGTTATCAACATTAACACCTTGAACTCTTGCGAAGTCTGCTGCTTTTCCACCACCTTGAACATAATCGTTCAATTGTTTAACGTAGTCATTAGCAAACTTAGGCTCGTTAGCCTTTTCAAGTTCTTCAATTTGTGAGTGAACTGTTTCTAAATAATTTCCAAGATCTTCTTCACTTTCAAATTCTCCATTCAGCATCTCACTGAAATCTGTTGAGGTTTGAGGTGTTAACGATTCACTTGTTACTTCATTAGTAATAGTTTCCTCAGTGGGTAAATCAATAATCCCAGCTTTTGAAGTTTCTGTTTCTTCCGTAATGACTTCTTCTGTAGATGCTTCGGGTGTTATCTCTGCTTGCGTCTCACTAGCAGTTGTATCGATAATTTCTCCAGCTTCTACTATTTCTTCAGTAACGGCTTCTGTTGTAACTTCTTGCTGTTCGGTAGATTGTTCTGTAGCTACTGAATTTCCTGAAGCTTCAATAGCCTCTTCCATACTCATAGCTGCGTGGTCTTCTCCTGCCATAGCAAATATAATTTAGTTATTAATAAGACAAATTTATTAAAAATAATTTAAAACCTATGTTTTTAGTAGGTCTTCTTTTATTTTATTATTAGAACGATTGTCATCTTGATCTTTTACAATGTCTCCTTTCTCTCTGTATTCCTGTACATCTGCAACACCTTTTGCACCAATCTTTTTAATGTCTTGGTTAGTTTGATTTTCAGATTCAACCATTCTACCTTGAGTAGCATTTTGTTGTTGTTCTTGTATAGCTTGAGATTGAGCCTGTATTCTTTCCTGCTCTCTTTTAGCTTGTAGTTTTTCGTACTGATCTTCTTTGTATGCTAAAATCATTCTAGCATACTTCATGCTGCCATGTTTTATTTCTTCTTATAGCATAATAACATCAGAAGATCTAATTATTCCTTTCTCTCCTGCGATATTAACTCTTTGTATAATACGAGCCTTATCTTCTGCTGTAGGTTTAAGATTTAATGATATTCCGTAACTAGAATGGGCTATAGGACTGTTTGTTTTAAACATTTCCATTAATCCTTTTCCAATAACATTATCATAAGGTTTGTAATCTTTATATCTAATAATATTCTGTATTCTATATGATAAGTCACTAGCTGTCTTCTCCTTGATTGTTTTGTATGAGAAGTACATTTGATACAATGAATTGTTTGTTCCTTGTTCTGCAAGCTCTGAAGTTGCAACCAGTGCGTTAGGTCTTGGTGCTGAAGCGTCCATTACTTCGCTAATACCGGTCAGTTGCCTAATCATGTTTATATTAAACTCCATAATCTCCATCTGCTCCTTAAGATATCCACCAACTCCACCGGGAAGGTCGAATACTGGTCTTCCTGCGTTTGGATTAATAACTTGATTGTGATGTGTTGTAGCACTGAATAATAAATCTCCTGTTTCTCTTCGTATTTGAAGAACTTGTTTTGGAGTCATTTTGTTTTTTCCAGTAGTAACGTTACTAATAGCATTTATATCTACAGCAATTCCGGGAGGAGCTGCTTTTGCAAGTGCATTTTGAAAATTTAACCAACCTAAATTTAATCCGTCTTCGTGAGGGATTATAGCTTCTAGCATTGATTTATTGGTAAGCTTATATATGTTGAAAGGTAGTTTTGCAGTCTTTTTTGTTGGTCTAAGAACATCTTCTTCAACTCCGTATGCGTAAACATAGTCTGTTCCAAGTATCCATTTACAACTGTAAACCATTTGCTTTTGTCCAACTAATATTTTTCTTTTTGCGTTAGACTTCTTTTTGTAATCATAAGCAACTGGATTGTGATGCACTTCACCTCTATCATCTGTTCTGCTTTCCATTTTCATTGTATCAATAGTAAGCCATGCTAGATCTAATACTTCTAAGTTAGTATTTCCATGTCTATCGTAAAACTCCTCAACATTATTATATGAATAGTCATAATTGCTATTTCCTTGATTCATTTCTATAATCTGGTCGATTATATCTTCTGGAAGGTCTTCTCCTGCAGCTACCCTCACTTGGTTTGGAGTTAAACTTTCTAATTCTCCTGCGTAATCAATATTGTCATAGTACTTATGGTTTGAGTTTCTAACAACTAGATCTTCAATATCTACAAATCTTGCCATTGCTTTTCCTGTAGCAATATCGGTATATGTTCTTGTTGCAATCATTCCTGTATCGAATAAGTTTTCGTACATTCTTTGCTTTATAACTTCCCAATCACTGATCTGGAATCCGTCTTTAATTAACTTCTCCATTCCTGCTTCCCATAACAACTTGAAGCTTCCTACTGCTTCCATCATGTTTAGCTCTTCAACTGATTGAGGTATTATCTGTTGTGCTTGGTCTTGTTCTACACCTACAGACATCATCTCTTTAAATGGTTCTAGGGCTCTTGAAAGTTCTGCTTTAGCCCAAACTTTAAGCCTCATCATTTCTCTTTCTTTTCCAGAGTTTTCGTCAATTGCTGAAGCTATAATGTCGTGATGTTGTTGTAAGAACTTTCCAATTACTATACTTCTGAATTTTGGAATAACGGAAATTGGTGCAAGACTCAAATCTAAAAGAGTCTTACGTTTGCCTACTTTATCTTTTGGGCAAACCATATCTATATACTTTTCAGATGGTTGTCTTCCTTCAGCATATAGTTTCAATAGTGCAATATCCCTTTTTTTAGAACCTCTAGCTCCACCCTGATCTCTTAGGTGTTGACTATATGCAGCTTTAGCAAAATCTAAGTTGTATTTAGGTAAACCTTTTAGGTTTGGGTCTATGTTATCTTTAGGGAATTTACTAGAACTTAAATCTGACATTTGCAAGTAATTTTATTCAAAAGTATAAAAAATATACTTATAACCATATTAATACGTATTGAAATCGAAAATATCATCTATGTCAATTCCATCATCATCCTCTTCCTTACTGCTGTATATTGCATTTTCATCAGCTATTGATATTAATGCCATACCTCCTGCAGCAAATAAATCGTAGTCACCCATATCATCTCCAATCTCAAGTAATTGCTCAAGAAGTTCGTCATGTACTATTCTGTATCCGTGTAGTTTAACTAACTGTTGGAACTCTCTGAATATTGCTTCCTTTTCCTTTTGTTGGGTATTGTATCCCGGATTCTTTTTGTATTTTCCTGTAGTTTTATCTAGTACGTAAAATAAATATCCCGGATAACCTCTTCTTTCAAAGTGATCCATAATTGCAGGAACATTTATCTCTGGGCACATCTTACATCCGTAGTAAATTGACATCATAAGCATATCTTCTGTATAAATATCCACGTTACCGGGTCTGGATAAGTACGTGCATACCAATCTATGAGTTTCCCATTCGTTTAGCGGTCTGTCATCATGGTCAATTCCATGGTCTCTTTTCATAAATACAGCACCACCACCAGAAGACTTTTTACCACTTTGTGTTACTTTGAATTTGAATGTATCCCCTCCAGCTCTGAATCGATTGTCATTGGCAGGAATCTTTATTCCCATCTCCATATAATACCGATTTGACTGCTGTGGGTTTTCGAATAGATACGAAACTTTAAACCTTCCATTTTCTGCTGGCTGAAATATTACTCTTCCGTCAACTATTCCGTCTTTCCAAACAAAGTTTCCTACAGTAACATCATCGTTTCCAAATTGGTATTTATCTAATTGGTCTTGAATTATCTTTGTATCGAAATTATCTTGATCGCTGGCATTCCTGAAACAATCTCTTAATCTAAGAGGGTATTGCCTAGTTGTTTCATTTAGTTTTTCATAATCCTCTACCTCTAAAGCGTGTTTTCTTTCGTTTAATAAATACTGTCTTGATTCTTTTTTTAATGAGTTTCCAAACTTGTCAATTTTATACCCCTCATCTGCAGGCATAAATAAAGTATATAGTCCAGAAGTAGTCTTATTATTTCCATCTCTCTTAGAATAATCTGAAGCCGTAATCAACTTCTTGAATTGCTGACCACCACCTTTAACCATTTCACCAGCCGTAGAAGTATATATACTTTTTCCCACTATTTTATCAAGGAATGTCATACACTCTCTTGCAACCAAATGACGCTTATATACGTTTACGGTCTTGGTTTTTCCAATCTCATCTCCATGATACCTTTCCAGCCTCGAACCATCATACGCTCCTTCAGTAGAAGATTCAAAATCAATAGTGCTTTCGAGGTCTTCCATTTCATCAGCACCCATATTTGTACGTGTGATTCTTAATGGTGGTGCATTAAATGATAGTGATGCTTTTGGGTTTGTTGTTCCTTCAAAAATTGGCTTATACCAGAATGGTAATTTTCTCCAAGCTGGAACTAGATGCTTAGTGAATACTAATCCTGCATGGGTATCTGTCATTGATTGGATACCACCCCTTACTCTTTTTCTTCTTGAAGTGTATTCATAGTTCCAGCAAGCAGCCTTTGTTGTTGCTCCTTCCCTCCTGTGTTTTGGGTACACAAAACCGTAACAGTATTCGTCAAACTCACAAAACTCTGCAAACACAAAAAACAATCTATCCCTGTCTCTGTATGAAGGGTATCCTCTCTCAAGATACCAAGCTGTTAAGTAGAAATAAAATACTCCGGGAATATATGTTGGCTTTCCGTTTATATAATACCAAACTCCGTTAATTCGTCTATGCCATTCCTCTTGAATAAAGGCTATCTCCTCTTCGTAGTATTCTGGATCTTCTCTTAGTATTTCAGATTTTTCATTATGAGGTATTTTCTTGTCCTTATTTAATTCATACAATTTATTAGGCATGACTGGTCTCTTGAAGACCTGTTCATCATGGGGTAGTCCATATCCTATTATATCCTCTGCTGGAGGAGGTGTTGGCATGGGAACATCGATAGGTGTTAAGTCGGGATCATCATTAAATGTTATAAACTTATCAGCTCTCTTGTACTTTACTACCATTAGTCTTCAGTAATTTCTGCAGCATAATCCTCTGGAGTAAGCTTGATGTGCTCTGCTTCATTTTCAGCTAAATCCCATAATGATTCGTGTAGTGTCTTAGCAACTTCACCTTCTAAGAAATCTCTAGCAGCAATCTCAAGTCTGCCCCTCATTTCTCCAGCAACCTTACTTAATTCAGCTTTAGATTTGGCTGTCTTATTTTTATCCTCATCATCTTTATCAATACCTTTTATGATCTGTAGATTTATTTGATAGTAAGCTTCTTGGTCAACGGCTAATCCAGTAATATCCTTTCCTTGTAATCGTAAATACCTAATAATCATCTCATTGATGTTGTCATGTTCACAATTAAGCATTTTAATTACAGATTCACTAAACCCTCTTTGATGTGTAGTTCTGAATCCACAATCAAGAGCTGCTTGAATCTTTCGTTCCCTTAGATCATCGATAAGGGTTACGTATGGAGATTTCTTGTCATACACGTAAACAATGTATGAGAACACCTTATTTATAGGTAGTGATGACGGTACTTTAAGTCTGAACTCCTTATGACTAAGAAGATCTGGGTAAGCATCAAAAATGCCCATGCTCTGCTTAAGAGCATGGACTTTATATAGAAGACCGTCAAAGTCTTTAGGTTTAAATTCAACCATGTTTAAATTTTACTGTTTTTAGAAGACAACTTCTGTAACAGATTAATAATTTGGTTACTTATTTTTAGGAGACTCTTTTTTAGGAGACTTAACATCTTCTCCTTTCAAACTTCTCTTGTCTTGAGATTTGGCAAAGTTGTGAACTACTGTACCTGTACCTTTCAAGGCTTTTGATACTTCTTTTTTATTAGACACTTCCAGAACTTTTGCTCTTGGGTTTTCTAATTTAGCCTTATGCTTATTTTTTAAGCTTACAGGGTCTTTTTTGTCATAAATAATAACTACTGGTTTCATAATAATATAATTAATTGTTGTAAATACTTAGGAGTTCTTTTCTTTGAGCCCTGAAATAGGTTTCATCTAGGCTTTGGTGCATTCCATACTCTAAAGGAATGTCTGAATGAGGAAGGAATATAACGTTATCACCTTTACTTACATCTATTCCTTCATCTGTTTCAGAACCATAAAAATATTCCGTTACAGGTTCTCCTACATGGATTATTTCACCCATTAAAGGATCGTGTGATTGTCTGTCTTTTGGAAGTGTATCAATGTATTTCTTGTCTTTATCCACGAACTTGGCTACAGGTTTAAGAAGCATCCATCCATTAAACATAATCATTTCTTCATTACGTATTCCACAAAACAAACTATCGTGTTCTATGAATATATAGAACTTGCCATTTTCACGAAACACTTTCTTTTGACTTACTGCTTTATTTATCTGCAAGTAATGGAAGTAGACCTTATCTCCGGGCTTAACTCTTATCTCAGTAAGATATTCTACAGAGTTTGCTCCATCTTCTTGATTGAAGTATAAATATTCAGGGATAACTTTTACTATACCTGAAGTCTGTGCGTGTTGTTCTTTTCCAAAAGAAGGATCAACAATTATTTGATAACCATCTTCAAACGCTATTTTTTTATGTCTTAAACAATCTACTTCTATTAGTAGATGATTTTTAGGAATCCTTTTTATCATATCAGATGATTTTGAATATTTTATACTTCATAGCAAATGTAATTATTTTTTTAATGCAAAAAACCCCACATTTGCGAGGTTATTTGATTTGTATTGTAAATATTAGTTGTAATCGTAAATTATATGTCCATCAAATATATTATATAAAACATCCTCTCTTCCGTCAGAATAAGTAGTTGTTATTATAGAAAATGATCTATCCGCACCAGTTTTGAAATATAAAAAATATACAACCCTGTCATCTTCAATAACTTTTTCTGATTCTGACCATTGTATTGGCAACACTAAGCTTACATTATTTTTAATTAGCTTAATTTCTGTATCGCTAACAATATGCTTCACACCTATAATAGGAAGTAAAAATGTTGAGTCGTTTAAATCATTTACTGCAGTTAGTGACATCTGACCAGTCATTCCTGTCAACTCAATAAAGTCAGACATTAAAGAAGTTGTTTCGGATTGACTAAAAGAAGTTAATGAGATTATTAATAATGCTGCAGATAATAATGTTTTTAAGTTTTTCATAGTTTTGAGTTTATTAGGGGTTCGGTATAGTTAACGCATAACATTTGATAATGTTTCGCTTAAAGTAAAAAAATCCCTAACCATCTAGTAGTCAGGGATTTTAATTTAATATTTTCTTTTTGTTATTTTAGCTCCAACACTTTTCTTGCCGGTCTTAGAGTCATAATCACCTCTCTGAGGAGCACTAGATTTATCTCTCCTAGCTACTGAAAGGCTGTTTGTATAATTTCCGTTTCTCAACTTGTACTTGCCTTGAGTTTTTGGCTTAGTAGGTGTGACACCGTTTACGCTTCTCATTTTAAATGTAGAAGCTGTTTTCGGATCTCTTGACGCATCTTTTTTTACTGTAAGTTTTTTAGATCTTACTTTATACACTGGTTTTTTCTCTTCTGGCATAGCTGTATGTTTTTCAATTACATAGCAAATATAATTATTATTATACTATAAACAAAAAACCCTCTAAATAAAGAGGGTTTTTAGTCGATTGGTTGCAGAGACAATTAAAAGGAATTAATTGATAAGACTGTAAATATACAATAAAATTAAGTACCACAAAATATTAAGCAAAAAAAGAAAGCTAGATCTCCATCTAGCTTTCACCTAATAAACTAGAAACTGCCCAGAGCTGGGCAAGACTAGAGTTTGTAAATTTATGAATTTTCTTTTAATTCCCGTGATTCTTTATGTGATTTTTTCATTTTATAGTAAGTCTCTTTTTCTTTTTCTCTAATCCATGTAGCATATTGATCTAATAAAGCTCTTCCTTTGTTAGTTATCTGGTACTCATATCCTAAAACCTTATCTTTTTGACCGTACCTAATATACCTATCGGACATCATGTAGTATGATGATATTTCTATAATCTTATGCCATTTAGGTTTTCCATTCATAGTGTTAACTATATCTGAGTGCCAACAAATGTCTTTCAACTCTATTATGTGAAAAATCTTTAGTAGATTATTTAAAACAGTATCACTTCTTTGTCTGTGGATATGTAGAAATTCCTGCATATTCATGTAGTGTTGAAATTTTAAATAGTGAAACTCTGCTAATATTGGTAAGTCCATATATATTATTTGCTTTGTAGTATTTGTTTTCTTATAACTTTTCTTAATGCGTTTCCCATTCTCATAGTAGATATGGCTGCTCTGCCCCAAGGATTCTTATTAAGACGTTTCTTTTTCTTCCTTGGGTATCTTCTTTTTCTATCTGCTTCTTCTTGGTGTTTCATTTTATTAGTTTAAAAAGTTCTTTTGCTTTGGCTTCATACCATTTAGCCTTTTTGAGGTCTTGTTCTAGTGGTGCATTTACTTTGTTTCCTATTCTCATACGGTACTTAAAAGCGTTCATTTCGCAATGTTTCATAGTTGCTTCTTCCCCCCAAATACTTATCATCATATCAATTACTTCTATTCTATTTGTTTTGTAATGAGTTGCATTACCTTCTTTGTCGTATGCTTCCTTCATCCTTTTTATTTTTGTTTAATCCCTATATTGGGGTGGTTAATTTATAATACTTCTTGTTTAGCTGTTTGGGTTAATGTTAATCCTAATTCTTTCCATAATTCACCTTCATAGCAAATTGCATTTATTCCTTTTTCTGCATAAACGGTTCCTACGCCACAAGTTTCGCCTAAATTAAATTTACAGTTTAAGCAATTCTGAACCTTCTTCCTTTTAAATATTCTTGATAACCACGACATCTTATTTTAGTTTTTCGTTTTGTAACTGATTAGCCTTTTTTAGTGCTTCTCTTTGTTTTTACCTGTCAATTCCATAATCTATTTTTTGTATTTATCGGTGTAGTATTGTTCGTCTTTATCTCTTTATCCATTTGTATAGCTTTATTTTGTTATTAATCTTTAAACTATCGCTTAACATATTACTCACTCATTCTTCGCTCCGTCATACGTTTTCTAACATTACGCTATATTTTATTCGTGCCTCACAAAACATTAGCTCATTGTTACCTACAAGTTCTAAGTTCGTAGGTATTAATAATGTTTAGCCTTAAATTCTTCCGCCATTATATCCTGCATATTAACTCTGTAGTATCGTGCTGTTTCGGGGTTGCTAATCTCATATATACCTGAGCAAGTATTTGGTATTGCTACTCCGAAACTAAGAAAGTCAACACATAAACCAATATTATTCTCTCGTATCAAAAATTCTTCTTTAGTTAATATAAAATTTTCATATAGTTTATCACACATCTTAGTATACTCATCATACTTTTCAGTAATATCTTCCAATTTATCAGATGTAACACACTCTTTAATATTAGGGTAGTTTCTGATAGCTTCTGTTGTTTTTAACCAGTAACTACCTATTCGTTCACTATCTCTGGTTAATTTACCCATTTCATAAGCTCTGAAATGTTTATCATCCTCTATTTCTTGCTGAAATCTTAATGCAGGCGTGTCAGTTTCAAACGAAACAACTTCATTATTCACTATCCAATTTTTATTATCAATCTTTGTAATGTTGCTTTTGTAATCGCTTTTGCCTCTTAATATTTTTGAGAATCCCCATCCCATTAATCCATAAAATACTATCATTGATATTAGTTCCATAATCTTAATTTAATTCGTTAATAAATCCGCACCAGTAGGTAACACAATCTATAGTTTATGCCAAAAAGCACAAAACCATAGTTTTCGGCATTAGCAAACATTAATGCTCTTTAAATGTTTTACCACAATTTGTACAATTATTACTTTCTGTAAAAATAGCATCAGTTTCAAACATTGAACATTTGCTAACATCGTCTATATTTAATTTTTTAACTCGGTTTTCAAGGCTTTCGGTATACTCTACCAATTTATAATATTCATCTAATGCTAATCCGCTTTGGTAGTGGTTAAGAGTTTCGCCTCTCATTTGCTTACTTAAATTTCCTATCTGTAATTCCATCTTTGTAGTTATTTATTCGTTAAAAATCTAAACATAGTCTTTATCATTAGCGGTCATTTCTAACAACCATTCCGTTATCCTCCAAATGTTTTAGGATTTTATCACAAACAGTTAAGCACTTTAAAATCCCTATTCCCTCTTCGTGCAATGCGTTTTGAATAGAGGCTCTTATATCATCTAAATCAAACGAACCGCTAACACTACCTATATGTAATGCCTTATTTTCGCTTAATTCGTTGTTTTCTGTTTCTTTACTCATTTTGTTTATTATTTAAAAGTTAGTGTATATTTATACGGCACTACACATAGCCAAACCGTTAGGTTGCAATTAAAAAAGTGCCTAACACATAATATATAAAATTATTCCTCCTATTATAAAAAAGAGTAGCAATATATTATCTTCTCCATTTCCTCCACCTTGTTCTAAATTATCATCATCCATAACTTTACATATTATTATTCATTAGCAAACATTAATGCTCTTTAAATATTTTCCCACAATTATCACATTTATCAGAATCTTCAAAGTAAAATGTTTCAGATTCATACATATTGCAACGTTTGCTATCATCGTCTATATTTAATGCTTTCTTTATTTCTTTGTATTCAGCTAACCTTGCCTTTCCTCTCTCGTGCAAAAGGTTGTCTTCGTCCCATTGGGTAAGTTGCCATATTTCGCAATCTAAATGTTCTGTTG